TAGCAACAATTGATATGAAAAACCCTAAAGCTGATTACTCAGGACATAGAACATATAACACAGGTTTACGAGGTCAAGCACAAGGAACAATAAAAGAAAATGTACATATTCTTGACCTATTTGATACGAATAAAGCAGATAAAAAAACACCAATAACATTTGATAATATTTCTGCTAACGATTATCGCAAACTAACAATGCAACCAATTGGTGGAAAAATAACTAGTGAAAAACTGGACAGGCTGAAGAAACGACTCGAAGAAACTGGTGGAATAATATAAAAACAATGATATACTACTGCTAAATTAGACAAAGGACATCTTATGAATGAATATGAATTAGCCTTAAAAGAATACATGGACAAACTTAAAGGTGGCTTTCAAGGAGCTATGACTGGGGTTATGGATGGTCTTGGTGGTGGCTCTCCTCTTGCAGGAAAAATAAAAGAAAACAATTTCTTAAAAAGCTTGATGGGTGGTGAGACAGCTACTAATCCTATGACAACTACAGATAACTTAGACCCTGTTAACATGCGTTCAATGGTAAGCACAAACAATGCTAGTGGCACAGACCCATTAATGATGGCAGGAGCTAACGCAGTTGGTGCAGGACTAAACGATGTTGCACAACCTGTTATGAACAGTATTGGTTTTCCTGACAGTAGAGGCTTTGATACACCTGCTAACAGAGAGGCATATCAAATGGATGCTACACAAGAATTAGTGAATAGCATGACTGATGCAGAACACAATGTATACATGCAATTAGAAGATTTTCAAAGACCTGCATTTTTACAAGCTATACAAGAGAACAGAGTATCACAATACGAGGCAGAAAACTTTGATAGATTAAGGATGCCATACTAATGTCTTTATCTAATTACACAGGACTTAAAGCTTCGATAGCTGACTTCCTTAACAGAGATGATTTAACGTCAGTAATACCTGACTTTATTACATTGGCTGAGGCACAAATTAACAGAGACATTAGACACTTCAAGATGGAGGCAAGGTCTAGTGGACAACAATCTAGTGGTGATGAGTACATGCAAGTACCTTCAGACTGGATAGAAACAATTAGATTACATCTTACAGGCTCAGGCACTACAGTTGTTAACCTAGTCTCTAGAGATGCAATGGCGGACAAGAGAGCCGCTAACGAGAATGCTACAGGCACACCTCGTATGTACACACACGCAGATGGACAATTCCAATTGTACCCAACTCCGAGTAATGACACAGATTTTGAGTTGCTTTACTATCAGAAAGTACCATCCCTTAGTAGTAACTCAGATAACTGGCTTTTGCTAGAAGCACCTGATGTATACCTCTACGGAGCGTTATTACACTCAGCACCTTACTTAGCAGAAGACCAAAGGGTAGCAGTTTGGGCGCAGATGTATTCTGCCGCAGTTGCTAGATTAAATGAATACTCTGACCAAGCTCGTTATAGTGGGTCAGGGTTAACACTTAAAGTGAGAGGATTAGTATGAGTTTTTCAAACTTCTTAGAAACAGAGATATTAGACCACGTATTTGCAGGTGCGGCTTACACAGCTCCATCTACTAAATACTTAGCGTTGTTTACAGCAGTAGCAGATGGCGAAGCAGGTTCGGTAACTGAGGTAACTGGTGGTGGTTATGCACGTCAAACAGTTGCATTTACAACATCAGGCAACACTACGTCTAATAATGCGGCAGTAGAATTTCCTACAGCTACAGCTAACTATGGAACAGTAACACACGTTGGTGTTTACGATGCTTCATCATCAGGTAATTTAATGGCTTATGCGGCTTTATCGTCAAACAAGACTATTGAAACTGGTGACGTGTTTCGTGTGCCATCAGGTGACTTAGACATTACACTTAACTAATTAAGTAAATGGCTTTTGAGTATGGTGAATCGTATTACGGTTTACGGTCATTCGGCTCAAGTGCAGGTGATGTAAAGGATGCTTCTGCTACAGTAACTGTTACTTCAGGTGCTAATGGTGTAAATTGGATTGTCACTATGGGTGGCGATGCTTCTACGACTGTTACATCTAGTGCCACTTGTAGTGGTGAAGTAGTTATTATTGAAGATACTTCTTCTCGTCTTTATGGCGATTGGCAGTATGGTGTTGGTGTATTTGATGGTGATGACAACTTACAAACAGTAGTCACAGCAACGTCAAGTGCAACAGCAGTAGGTGCTAGAGTAAGAATAGCAACTGCTAGTACAACTGTTAACTCAGGCATGACTGTCGGTGTTAGACGTGTACCTGAAGGTTCAGCACTTATTGATGGTGCATCAACAACTACAGTTACAACTACTGGTAATGGTGCAAGAGTAAGAACTGGTCAAGCAACATCGACTACAACATCTAGCATAACTGAAAGTGTGATGCGTGTTCGCACAAGTCCACAAACAGTTAATGCAGTAGCAACGACAACAGCTAATGGTGTCTTTATGATAAGTGCATCAGCGACTGTTAGCGTTGCATCAACAACTGCGGCAACATGTAATCGTGTTAGATTTGGTTCAGGTGTACCAACAGCAGTAGCTAGTATTACCGTACTCGGATTTGCTACAAGAGGTGGAATTGCATCAACGGGAAGCACTCATACAAACGAGGTAACTGTTGCTAGTGTGAGTGGTGCTAATAAATACTTTGTAAATGGCGTACAACAAGAAGCACAATTCTTAGTTGAAGGCAATACGTATGTGTTTAATTACCCATCAGGACATCCATTAAGATTTTCTACAACCTCTAATGGCACACATGCAAGTGGAACAGAATACACAACAGGTGTAACTCATAACTCATCAACGCAGTCTACAATTGTTGTAGCAGATGGAACGCCTGACTTATATTATTATTGTTCGTTGCATTCAGGAATGGGTGGCACAGCAACAACACCAAACAATTCTACAAACTCAAGCACAGCAAGTGACTCAGAAAAAATATTTCAAGGTCATGCAGTTACACAACCTGAGTCAAGTATTACAGCAACGTGCAACAGAGTACAACGTGTCGGTGGTATAGTATCATCAACATCAGGAACAGCTACAATTGGTAGAGAGAAATGGGAGTTAATAACTAATAACTCTGTAACTTGGACACAAATAGCGGCTTAATATGGCATTAATACCTTTAGACTTACCACCGGGGCAATACAGAAATGGTACTGATTTTGATGCTTCTAACAGATGGAGAGATGCAAGTCTTGTGAGATGGCTTGATGGCTCATTGCGACCTGTTGGTGGATGGACAACTAGAAAAACAAATGCATTTTCTTCAGTACCTAGAGCAATGATTTCTTGGCTTGATAACTCAAGTGACTCGTATTTAGCTTCAGGTACTCACAACAAATTATATTATGTTAACCCCTCACAAACAGTTTACGACATAACACCATCAGGTTTGACAGCAGGAAATGTTAATGGGTCATTAAATCTTGGATATGGTGGTGGTTTTTATGGTCATGGTAATTGGAGTTCAGCACCAACATCATCAGGTGTATATGCAGAAGCTACAACTTGGTCATTAGATACATGGGGTGAATACCTTATGGCGTGTTCATCTAAAGATGGCAAGATATATGAATGGCAACTTAACACAGGAGTTGTGGCACAAGTAGTAGCTAATGCTCCAGTTAACAATAAAGGTTTAGTTGTTACGGAAGAACGTTTTGTATTTGCACTTGGTGCAGGTGGTAATCCTAGAAAAATAGCTTGGTGTGACCAAGAAAACAATACGTCATGGACACCTTCTGCGACTAACCAAGCAGGTGACTTTGAATTACAAACGGTTGGTCAAATTATGTGTGGATTACGCATGAGGGGTAGAACACTAATTCTTACAGATAATGATGCACACGTTGCACAATATTCAGGCTCTCCTTTTGTATATGGCTTTGAAAGAGTTGGTACAGCATGTGGAGTAGCATCAAGAAAAGGAGCTGTAGCAATTGATGAAGGTGCATTTTGGATGGGTCATAATGGATTCTTTACTTTTGATGGTTCAGTAGCAACTCAAATACCTTGTGAAGTTTCAGACTACGTGTTTGATGATATGAGTCATGCAAATATAACAAAAGTATATGCAGTACACAATTCACAACATGGTGAAATATGGTGGTTTTATCCATCAGGAACATCTATTGAAAATGACAGATATGTGGCATTAGATTACAAAGAAGGTCATTGGACAACTGGTGAATTAGACAGAACAGCAGGTGTTGACCAAGGTGTATTTAGCAACCCTATATGGGCAGATGCTAGTGGTAATCTTTACAATCAAGAGACAGGTTACACACATGGCACAACAAAACCTTACGCTGAGTCAGGCTCAATTAGTTTAGGTAATGGTGACAGCATAATGAAAGTTACACAACTTATACCTGACGAAAAAACACAAGGACAAGTAGAAGTTACATTTAAGACACGTTTTCATCCTAATGATACTGAGACCTCACATGGTGCATTTACGCTTGGTAATCCTACAGATGTACGCTTTCAGGGTAGACAAGTGCGTATAAAAGTACAAGGAACAGGTAATGACAACTGGAGGTCAGGAATAATGCGTATAGAAGCTAATGCAGGAGGTAGGCGATGAGTGTTGCAAATCCTCCACCACCACTAGGAAAAGATTGGAAACCATGGGGTGAACGACTTAATGCGTTTATAACGACTACAAGAAACAAATTACAATTTTATAATTCAGATAGTAAAGCTACACAAGATGGCATTATTATGTGGGATGAAGCTCAGGACTGCCCTGTAGTTTCTAAAAATGGAGCGTGGATTAGGATAAAATTAGACCCATGAATATAACAGAAGAATTAATGCGTGGTAAAGCTTGGATAGAGTCAGCACTAAAAAAAGGTGGTGAAACGCATGATTTTAAAGACATAGTAGATGGTGTGCTAAGTGGACACATGCAACTATGGATGGGTGAAAACGGATGTGCAGTAACTGAAGTTATCGTGTATCCTAATAAGAAAGTGCTTCATGTATTCTTAGCAGGTGGTGATAAAGGCTATGGAATTAAACAAATTACGGACATGCACGATGATGCGATGGCATGGGGTAAATTACAAGGCTGTGATGGCATGACAGTAGCAGGACGTAAAGGATGGAAAAAAGTCCTTGAGTCACGAGGATGGTCAGAACAGTTTACAACATTATTGAAGGAGTTTTGACATGAGTGGTGGTGGTGGAAAAGGTGGTAGCAAAAAAACGGAGACAACAATACCTGAATGGGTACGTGCTCCTGCTGACAGAAACCTACAAAGGGCAGAAGCTGTACAACAAATTAAGTACATGCCCTACACAGGAGGTCAAGTAGCCGCACTAACACCTACACAAGAAGCGGCAATGAACAACAACATATCAACTGCACAAGCATTTGGTTTGTTAGACCCTAATAGCACGTTAACAGCAACAAGTGGGATGCCAACTCCAACAACATACGATAATGGTATGAGGGGTTATGGCTCAATAGATTTATATGACCAAGCACTAAAAGAACTTACAGCTAGAGACCCTGCAAACATGGCGGCTTACAACAACTTATTCGGTAATGCTGTACCTGCCAATGTAGCACGTTCATCAGGTGGAGGAGGTCGAAGTGGAGGAGGCACACCACCTGCCTCAAGACCTGCGTACAATCCGTACAATCCAAATACTTGGAGTACAAAAGATAGATTAGCACACGAAGCACAAGTAAGTCCAAATAGTACAAACAGTCAGTTAGAAAGTGCTTACGGACAAAAATCAAATTATGTGCCTACTAATAAAGACAGAATGCACAGAGGAAAAACTATGACAGACCGAATCAATAAAGCCGCAGGTAGTAATATTGCTAGAAGGTCAGGTGGAAAATATGGCTTTAGTATATAACAGGAGATAATTATGGCTAATCAAGGACTACCCGGTGGTCAAACAACTCCACCAAACATAAACAGCCTAGCCGCACAAGGTGTGCAAGGTGCAGGGATGGGTACTGTAGCAGGAATGGGTTATCAACCACAGCAAGTAGGTGTAGCAGGACAAAGTGCGACAGTAACACCACAGACTCTTGCAGGTACAAATATGCAACCTTACATGAATCCATACGAAGATGCTGTAGTTAAGGCTAATGAGGCTGACATCTTACGTGGTGCACAAATGGGCATGAATAATCTACAAGGTCAAGCTCAAGCCGCTAAAGCGTATGGTGGCAGTAGGCATGGTGTTGCTATGGGTGAGATAGGCAGAGATACTGTTAGTCAATTAGCTCAAGCATCAGCAGGACTTAGACAAGCAGGTTTTCAAAATGCTCAAAACATGGCATTACAAGATATTAGCAACAATTTTCAAGGGCAATTAGCTAACCAACAAGCAGGTATGGGTGACATATCTAATCAGCTACAGGCTAGTCTTGCAAATCAATCAGCAGGTTTACAAGGTGCAGGACAAAGATTAGGTGCGGCAAACCAACTTGGTCAAATAGCTAATCTTGGATTTGGCATGGGTCAGCAGGTAAATAACAACTTAATGCAACAAGGTATGCAACAACAAGCTATGCAACAAGCATTGTTTGATGCGGCACAGAAACAATTTCAAGGCTTCACAAATCAACCTGTTAATAGTCTTGGTTATGTTACTGCCGCACTTGGTAATACACCAGTACCTGAAACGCAAACAACAACTAAACAAAATGGTCTGTTTGATTACCTAACAGCCGCAACGCAAATGTACGGAGGCTAAAATGTCATTAGGACTTGGACAATTATTTGGTGGACTTTTGTTAGGTCAAATGGCAGGAGGACTGTTAGGTGGTAAACAAGAAGAAGAACAGCCAACACAAATGGCTAACAACAGCATTGGTGGTGCATTTCAAGGCATAAGTAACTCTATGTTTAAAGGCATGAGTCAAGAAGAAGTGTATCGCATGGGTCTTGGATTTAATACTTTACGTCTTGAGCCTGACCAAAATTTAGCCACATCCTACGAATCAAGATTAAAAAACGCTAATGCAACAAAAGCTAAAACAGAACAAACAAATCAAACAATACAGTTTCTAGCTAACTTAAAATCAGATGCTTATCCAAATGGTAGAGCCGACTTAATACAATTAGTTCAGGCAGGATTAATTGCTCCATTAGATGCAGTTGCAGAAGCAAGAAAACCACCAACAAAAGAAAGCGAATCAGCTATAGCAGAGCAGTTAAGAATGTTACGTGACCCTGATGTAACCGACTTTGAATATGCAACATTGTATCCTTCAGCAAACCAATCTGATTTACAAGTCAAATTAGAATTAATTGATGCGGCAACTGACCCTGAAACTGGTGAGCTTAATATGTCTGATGGCAGGATGCAAATTCTTGGTATTACTGAGCCGGCTGTTTATAAACAACAAACAGCAGATTTAGAACAAATGTTTAAAGATGGTGATATTACTGAAGATGAATTTAAAGAGGGTAAGTTAAAAATATTAGGTGCATCAATGCCTAATGCTAATGAAAAAGCACCACGATTTGAGTATTTACATCAACTAGCTACACAAGTAAATGGATTGACAGAAGGTAGTGCAGAGTATAAAGAGTTTATTAATGCTAATATTGATGGTAAAGCAATGACAACTGAAATTAATCTTAATGATAATGAAGATGCCGCAAGTGCTTATTTAAAAGCTTATTTGCCTAAATACATTGAAGAAAGTAGTGGTATTGTTAAAGAAGTTGATATTGCAATTAGTCAATTAGACAAACTTGGCGATTTAATGGATATTTTAGAAGCTGATGATACTGGACAAGGTGTAGCACCTTACACAGGTATATTCCAACCAATGTTAACTCAAGCATCACGAATGATAACTTCTCTTGGTATTGACAGAAAATATGCATCAGAAATTGAAGCATATAAAAACGCTAGTGGTGAAGCAGAAAAAGCTAAAGCAAGAGATATTTTATATGAGAAATTGGTTAAGACAGAAATTACTAAAGTAATGACTGGTAGTGATGTATTCCCAATGATTAGTTCACTTGGTATTGGTGCTAGAGGATTAGATACACCTGCTGAAAGAGATTTCTTAATTAGTGTTATGACTGGTTTACCGAACATGACTCTAGATACATTAAAGTACATGACTAAATTTAGAATACAAATGTACATAGATGGTCTTGAAAAATACAATAAGAAAGTACAGTCAGGTTATTTCAAGATGCACAATAACAACCAACAGTTAATGCCACGTGAGGTAATTGATTTAGAGCCTTTGTATAGATATACAGAAACTGGTGAAAAAATTGAAAGAGATGATGCAGGTGACAGGGTAATAACATACACACAAGAAGAATATGATTTAATAATGAAAGGTCTAGGTGGACTAAACTAATGGAAGAATTTTCGCAACAAGATTTATTTAACGCAATCCTGAATTACGAAAAAGCAGGTGATACTGAAAACGCACAAAAAGTTCGTGAAATATTAATGCGTGAGTATCCAAATTCAATGGATGAAATAAAAGTTGCACAACCTGTTTTGACTGAAGAAGAAAAATTAGCTCAAGCTGTTGAGGCAGATGAAGCTCGTACAGCAGAAAATAAAGAAGTTTTAGCACAGAGTAAGCACTTAGGCAACATTCCTATACAAGCAGGTCTAACATCTTTTTCTTCAGGCTATATGTTTACTGGTGAGCATTTAGACGAGCAGATAGGTGCAATCCATGGTGAAGAAGCAATGGAATACACTCGTAGAATGCAAGAAGCTTTTGCCGAAGAATATCCAAAAACTAACATGGCATTAAGAATGGCAGGTGGCATAACAAGTACAATTCCTATGGGTGCTTATGCAGGTACTGCTAAATTATACAAATGGTTACAAGGTCTTCCCAATCTGTACAAATATGGTGGTGGTATGGGAGCAGGTGGTTTATTTGGAGCAGTAGAAGGATTTACTTCAGGAACAGGTATACAAGGAGCAGATGAGACTGGTGGGGCACAAAACCGAGGTCAGAATGCTATGGAAATGGGTATATCAGGTGGTTTATGGGGTACTTTAGGTGCAGGTGCAGGACATGCACTAACAGATATAGGTGCGAAAGCATGGGTTAGTATTAAGGATGGTCTAAAAAACAACACAGTTAAAGAAATCAAAGAATTATTTGACCTTCAATCAGGAAAAACAGCAGAAATAATAAAAACATATGTGCAGGACTCCAGTCTATCGTTTGGTCAACTAATGGAAAGATTAAGATTAGGTGGTAGAGATGCACAAATTCCTGATGCAGACGATGCAATGGCAAAATTGCTCGATATTATTACTATACATGGTGGTGAGGGTGCTTCTATTGTAGTTAACAGCGTTAAAGATAGAGCAAATAAACAACTTGCAGGAGTTGAAAGAAAACTTGACCAAAAATTAGGTGCATTAGAAGTTGACCCTACAACTGGACTAAAAATGGATGCTACTGACATGGCACAAGTTGTAGCTAAAAACACAGCTCCTACAAGAACTAAAGCATACAAAAAAGCGTATTCACAAAAGATTAATTACAATGCTCCTGATGGTCAGGCTGTACTTGAGGCACTCAACAGGATTGACCCTAAAATAATGCAACAAGCAATGTCTAAAGCAAATGCAAGACTAAGATTTGATGGAGAAGATTTAGGACAAAGTGGTTTTGAACTAGGTGAAGATGGTCTATTAAAAATGGTTAACAACCCTAATATGTTACAACTAGACTACATAAAACGTGCTTTAGGTGAGTTAGCTTATGGTACAGGTGATGTCATGAAAAACGGAAGATTTGTACAAACACCTGAAGCTCAATTGTATTCACAAATGTATACATTGTTAAATAAAACACTAAAAAACGTCAATAAACCAAAAAAAGGAGATTCAGCTTACGAGACTGCTACTAAATTAGGTCAAGACAAAATACAAAGACAAAATGCTATAGAATTAGGTCAACAAATGTTAAACCCTAATGTAAATGCTAGAACTATATCAAGAGCTATGCAAGATGCAGGTGATGCAGAAAAAGCTATGGCAAGATTTGGTTTTAGAAGCAAAATTGATGAAACATTAGCAAACGTAAAAAGAACTATTAATTCACCTGAGATAGATACAAACCAAGTAAAAAAATTACTTGAATCAATGAGTACAGACAATGTGCTTAATAAATTAAATGTTCTTTTGCCTAAAAAAGATGCTAAACAAATTGCTAAACAACTAGAAACAGCAAGAATTGCACTAGAACTTAAAGCTTCTGTTGCTAAAGGCTCACAGACTGCTGAACGAGTTCTTGGTGCAAACAGAGTAGACAGCATTATTAAAGGAATACCTGATGCTATGGGTGAAATAGCTCCTTTACGTACTGGGCAGTTAATTGCACAAAATGTTTTGAAATCTAAAGCTTTAAGTGATAGCAGAAAAGATTTAATAATGAAAGAACTAGCAAATGCTATGTTAGGTTCTAAGGGTATGGCGGCTAGAAAAAAGTATGAACTGTTGTACAAGGCAGTTAAAAAAGGTCAAGCAACTGACCAACAAATACTAGAAATTGCTCAATTTATTGCAGGTAAGATTACAGTTGCACCTGTAAATATGAGTATGAATGTTATGGAAGACACAGAAACAGATGCAAACATTATGTTAGGTATATCTAATTTTATGCAGAGGTAAAGAATGGCAGAACTAAAAAAAATGAGTGATGATGAAGTACAAAGCATTGTTAAAGATGCTTTAGACTCTGCAATATCATTTGTTGAAAGCGAAATAGCTGAAGACAGAATAAAGTCTCAACGTTACTTTGAAGGTGAAGTAGATATTGGGCAAGAAGATGGTCGTTCTAAAATAGTGTCAACTAAAGTAAGAGATACTATTCGTGCTATAAAGCCTAGTCTTATGCGTGTGTTTTTATCTTCTGAAAACCCTGTAGAATTTATACCTACAAGTCAAGAAGATGTTACAGGAGCAGAACAAGCAACTAAGTTTGCACATTGGAAATTTCAACAGCTAGATGGCTATAGATTATTAAATGATGCAATACATGATGCATTAGTAAAAAAGACTGGTGTTATTAAAATTTGGTGGGAAGACAACAAAGAAGCTGAAATACATTCGTATACAAATGTAACTGAAGAAGAAATGTTTGCAATTGTTAACGATGAAAACGTAACAGTATTAGAGCATTCAACAGAAGTAGAAATGGAAATGAATGAAATGGGTATTGAAATGGAAGTGCCTATGCATTCACTCAAAGTAAGTTACGAAAAACAGACAGGTAATTTGCAAATGGAATCTGTTCCACCTGAAGAGTTTATTGTAGATAGAAACGCTAAAAGTGTAAGTGATGCACACATTGTAGCTCATCGTACTGAAATGAGAGTAAGTGATTTAGTACAAATGGGTTATGATTTTGAAGAAATATCTAATTTGTCAGGATTGTCTTCAGATGACACTTACACAGACTCAGAGGCATTTGAGCGTAAAGGTTATGAACAAGATGAAGATGAACATAATGCTGACCCATCAATGAAAAATGTTTCAGTAACTGAGGCATACATGAAGATGGACAAAGAAGGCACAGGTGTGGCTATTATGTACAGATTGCTTCTTGCAGGTGGTGATGATAAAGTATTAGAGTGTGAGCCATACGGTGATGTACCATTTGCAGTATTTGAAATAGACCCTGAGCCACATACATTTTTTGGTCGTAGTGTTGCAGACTTACTTATGAATGACCAAGACTCTTCTACTGCTATGCTAAGAGGAATGATGGACAACGTGGCATTGACTAATTCACCAAGACAAGGTTATGTGCAAGGACAGGTAAATGTTGACGATTTAATGAACAACGAGATAGGTGGTTTAGTAAGAATGAAGTCACCACAAGCGCTTGTAGATATTGCAACTCCTTTTGTCGCAGGTCAGGTATTAACTGCGATGCAATACATGGACGATGCTGTTGAAGCTAAATCAGGTGTAAGCCGAGCTTCTATGGGTCTTGACCCTGATGCCTTACAAAATACCTCAGCTACTGCGGCTCGTCTACAAGCACAACAAGGTTCTGCTCAAATAGAAGTTATGGCTCGAAATATTGCCGAGGGTGGCATGAAACGATTATTTAAACTAATGCTACACCTTATGGTAGAAAATAGCTGTGAAGAGACTATGATGCGTTTACATGGACAATTTCAACCAGTAGACCCACGTATTTGGAATACAGACATGGATATGTCAGTTAATGTTGGTGTTGGTACAGGTCAAGAAGGTGAAAGACACGCGGCATTAGCTCAAGCACTACAAATGCAAATGCAAATATGGGGTACATATGGAACTGCAAATGGTTTAGTAACTATGACAGGTATTCGTAACACTTTAGCTGATATGTTAGCTTTACAGGGTGTACGTAACGTTGACAGATACTTTAATCCAATGACTCCTGAGATGGAACAGCAGTTAATACAACAACAACAGCAACAAGCACAAGAAAACCCACAAATGTCAGATGGTGAAGCTCTTGTACAAGCTGAACAATATAAAGCTGATAAGAAAGCTGAAATGGATATGCTAAAGGCACAGATAGATGCACAAAAAGCTATAGCAGTAGATGATAGAGAACGTGATGCACTTGACCAAGAGCTTATGATTAAAGTAGCTGAAATTCTTGGTAAATATGGTACTTCTGTTGATACTGCACAAATTAAAGCTTCACAACAAGAACCTAGATACCCACAAGAATCACCTGCACAGGCAGTAACTGGAGGTAGGTTCTAGTGGCATCTAAACTTTCTATTGTAGAAAAATCTGCTAGAATGAAGACATTACAGGCTGATGATATGTTCCAGTTAGCCTTAAAAGAGATTACAGAACAGCAAATAGCTGTATTTGTAAACGCTGATTCGACAACGGATGAGCGAGAGGAGGCACATAACATGATATGTGCAATTAGAAAGATTGATGATTACTTCGACTCTGTTAAAACAGATGAAGCAATGTACAATCGCAAACTTAAATAGGAGACAGCACCTTGGCTAACGAGACTGAAACCCCAATAACAGACATAGATAGTGCTATGACTAGTATGCTTATGCCTGAAGAAACAACTGAAGAAGTAATAGAAGAATCTCAGGAAACAGAAGAAATATCTGCTGAGGCTGAAGTTGCTAATGAAGTTGAAGTTGAAGAAGAAGATGTAACAGAAGAAGAAGCTGAAGAAATTGAAGCCTCTGACTCTGAGGATGACGAAGACCCAATAGAGGAAGCCAGTCTACAAGAGCCTGAAAGATATTCTGTCAAAGTAAATGGACAGGAAGAACAGGTATCCTTAGAAGACTTAAAGCAAGGCTATAGTGGACAAAAGTACGTCCAACAAGGTATGCAGGATGTTGCGGCACAAAAGAAAGAAGCCGAAGCAGTTTACACAGCCTTGAATAACGAAAGACAGCAAATGGCTGAATTATACCAACAGCTCCAAAATGGAGGATTTGCACCTGAGCCAATTAAACCTACGAAAGAGGAATTTGATGCTGACCCTATTGGGTATATGCAAAAAAACCTTGAGTATGAGGAGCAAAAGGCTAATCACGATAGGCAAATGGCACAACTCGAACAGGCATCACAGCAAAATAGTGTTGCCCAACAGAACGCTAAACAAGCTTATTTACAAGAGCAGATGCAGATACTACAAAAAGAAATCCCTGAGTTCGCTGACTCCACAAAAGCCAGTAAATTAAGGGAGCAGTTAGTCAATACAGGCAAATCTCAGTATGGTTACACAACTGAGGAAATTTCGCAAATATCTGACTATCGAGCCATAAAGGTATTACACGATGCTATGAGGTATCAGGATATTATTTCAGGCAAGTCAAAGGCTAAGGTTAAAACTAAGTCTGCGAAACCTGTGGTAAAGCCGGGTGCTAAGAAAATAGCAACTCCAAATGCAAAAATTCGTTCTCGCCAAAAGGCAAAACTCAAGGATTCAGGCTCAATTGATGATGCTCTGAATTTAATTTTAAATAGTTAATGGAGAAATATTATGGCACAACCAGCCAATACATTCGATAGCTATGACGTAAAAGGTATTCGTGAGGACTTAGAGAACGTTATTTATGACATCTCTCCTGAAGAAACTCCTTTCTACTCATCGCTAAAGAAGGTGAAAGCAAGTAACACATACCACGAGTGGCAAACTGATTCATTACGTTCAAGTGCGGCTAACGCTCACATTGAAGGTGACGATACAGCAGGTGAAGCAAGAACTGCTACTACTCGTTTAGGTAATTACACACAAATCTTTAAAAACGCAGTTATCATTCCTGATACTGATGAAGGTTTGGACAAAGCAGGTAGAGCGGCTGAGATGGCTTACCAAGTGCTTAAAATTGCTAAAGAGCAAAAGCTAGATATTGAGAAAGCTTTGTTTGATAACAATAAGTACGAAGTAGGTTCAGCTTCTGCGGCTCGTGAACTAGCAGGATGTGGAGCATACGTTAAATCGAATGTTGCAAACATTGGTGGTTCAGGTGGTGCAAACCCTACTGGCTCAGTACCGGGTAACACAGCTCGTACAGATGGTACAGCTACTGTGTTTACTCAAGCAGACTTTGATACTGTTATGCAAGGCATTTGGGAATCAGGTGGTAACCCTGATACGGTTTACCTAAGTGCGTTCCAAATGAACAAGGCACTAGAATTTACAGGTTATAACAACCAACGCTCTCACATTGAGGCAAATAGCAAGACTGTTGTTAAAGCTGTAGACATCTACGTGACTCCTTGGGGAACTGTTGAATTCACACCAAGCAGAGAAAACAGAGGTAGAGATGTTTGGATTATGGATTCAGAGATGTGGGCGTGTGGTGTTCTTAGACCTACTAAGAATACTGAGTTAGCTAAAACTGGTGACTCAACAAAACGTCAAGTTCTTACAGAGCTAACGTTAATCTCTAAAAATGAAGCGGCATCAGGCTTAGTTGCTGATTGTACAACTTCATAATCTGAGGTAAACTATAGGTGTGGGGAGTCCTCCTTAATCTCCCCACACTTAACGTGGGAGATTTGAGCTAAGTTTCCCACACCAAATTTGGAATGATATGAAAACAAAAGAACAAGTACGATACAACCGAAAAGAAGATAAAATTGAGATTGCACGTACATTTGATGCACAACCTAGCCTAGACAGAGCAGAGGATTTACGTAAGGCAAAAGTTGGTATGACTGGAGAAAATCGTTTAGTAGGCTCTATACCTTTACACATTATGGCTCAATGGTGCAAGGATGCGGGTGTACAATGGAACGATATTGAAGCGAGAAAAGAAGTTGTTAGAAAAAACATCCTTAGTGGTGAGTTTGACAAATTCCGAGTATGGCAAGGAACTTTTTAGGAGATATAAATGGCAGATACAACTACTACTACGTTCTCTTTGACAAAGCCTGAAGTGGGAGCTTCTGCTGATACTTGGGGAACAAAACTCAACACAAACTTAGATTCAATTGATGATTTGTTAGATGGCACTACAGCAGTCAAGCCTAATCTAACAGCAAGTCAATGGAAAGTAGGTGGCACAGCAGTTACATCAACTGCGGCAGAACTTAATGCGTTAGATGGCATTCCTGCAACACTTACAGCTACAGAACTTGGTTATGTAGATGGTGTTACAAGTGCAATACAAACACAACTTAATGCTAGGCTACCATTAGCAGGTGGCACAATGACTGGTGACTTGTTGTTAGGTGCAAATAAAGTAGGTGCTGATGCAGGAGACTACATTAAGTTTACTGCTGACACACAAATGGATTTTTATGTAAATGGCAATAATGAAATGCGATTAGAGGCTGATGGTGATTTACACGTAGATGGCGATGTCGTTGCGTTTTCATCAACTACAGCTTCTAGTATTGCATTAAAACATGATGTAAACATTATTGATAACGCTTTAGAAAAACTAAAAACACTTAAAGGTGTCAGTTTTAAATATAACCATGATAATAGAGAAAGCGCAGGTGTCATAGCTGAAGATGTACAAAAAGTTTTACCTGAAGCAGTTAAATCTATTCCACCACAATTTGGTGCAGAAAAAACTAGCTTAGGTGTAAACTATGGTGCATTAACATCTATATTGATTGAGTCTATTAAGGAGCTTACTGCGAAAGTAGAGAAACTGGAGAAAAAATAATGGCAGTAAAATCATCAGGAGCAAATTTATCAATAGCAGGTGACATAGTAGCTGAGTTTGGTGGTTCAGCACCACATTCTATGAGTGAATATTATGGTGGTGGTGATTTAGTACCTGCCGGTGCAAACCCCGGTGTAGCGACTTCAGGGCAAATAAACGTAGGTTCGTTTTATGGCTCAGTAGCGGCAACTGTACTTACTATCTCTAGTAATACAAGTAACTATAACATTAAGACAGCCGCAGTTGCGGCAGGTGGTGACACAAGTACACCAGTTATATTAACAATTAATAGTGGTGTTACAGTTAGCTCAAGTAGTACATCAACTCCTGCTATGAAAACAGATACAGGATGGGCTAATGGAACAACAATTAATATTATTAATAATGGCACAATAGTTGGTAAAAACGGTAACTCAGGTTCATCAGGCTCTAACACAACAGGAAACCCATCTAACAACGGTGGTGGTACAGGTGGTCGTGGTGCACATCCAAACTCAGGTGGACAAACTAACGGGTCATCAGGTGGTTCAGGGTCAGGCTCTGCTAGTGGTTCAAATGCAGGAAGTAATGGTAATTCAGGTGGTAACGCTTTTGAACATTCGCAAACTGGTGATAACTATTTATCAGTAATATTTGATACAGCAGGAACACGAACAGGTGGTTCAGGTGGTTCAGGTGGTGCAGGTGGAACACATACTGTTAAAGGACATGGTGGTGGAGGTGCAGGTTCAGGTCGAGCATGGTTTAACTATAATCACCAATCAGGAGGCTCTTACGATTCAGGTTCAGGTGGCGGTGGTGGCGCAAAAGGTGGAGGAACAACAAGTTTTAACTACTATGGTAATGAAACACGAGGTAATTCAGGAGGCTCTACAACTGGAGGTAACGCAGGATATACGTATAGACAATTAAGTAATTGTAGTTACTGTGCAGGAAGTGGTGCAAGAGGTGGTAAAGGTGGCAACTTACAACAATCAGGCTCAAACGCACATGCTTCTAGTGGTGGTGGTGCAGGAAGTAATGGTTCTTACGGTGGTTCATCAGGCTCAACAGGTTCAGCAGGTTCTGCATTAGCAGGTAACACAGGTCAAATTTCTTAGGAGTAAAACATGGCAGATTTAAAGGCACGATTAATTAAAGGAGATAGATTTAGTGCAGAAGATACAATAGAATTAGACTTTACTTATGATGGTGATGCTCATTCTTGCGTTCAACACATCGAAATAGTTAGTGGTGAAACAGTTACACATGGTGGTGGTGCAACAGCAGAAACAACATTACACTATAAAGCACATGAAAGACATGATGGTTCAACAGACGAAGTTGATGGTGTCATTGATTATAAAACAACTGAAATGAATATAGTGCAAACAGCTAAAGGCACAACAGTCATTAAAGTAGTAGCAAATCTTTTGTTAAAGTCTACAATGGATGCCTACGACACAGCCTACCAAGAGTGGTACGATGCGTATGCAGTACAGCCTGAAAGTGAGGAAGGTTTGCAATTAATAGCAGGAGCACCTAATCCACCTGCTTACCCGGAAGCTACACAGCATAAGTCAGGTGAGATAACTTTAGAATGGACTGACGATACATTTGTTTAAGTGGATACAAGAAACTGATTTATCATCGTACACATTAGATGGGTTAATACTGACAGATAAACAAGTTAAACAAGAAAGACGAAATATTTGTAATGTTTGTCCTAGTAGAAAAGGAATTTTATGTAGTGAATGTGGTTGTATTATTAGAGCCAAAACATGCGTAGCATTTGAAAAATGTCCAATAGACAAATGGTTACCCATAGAGAAATAAAAAAATTAGAAGATATACAAAATATATTAAAAGACATTGTAAATGGTAATATTGATAATGATGCAATAAATAAAAGTGTAAAAACTGTTAACGAACTGATGGAATTATATTATGAAGCGTTTGTTATATCAGGTATGACTTCTGAACAATCTTGGGGTGCTAGAGATGAAAATAATGAAATGATTGTCAATAATTATAGACTTACAGCTCCACAACGTAGTGATTATGTATGTTGGAAATGTAGTAATAAAGAGTATGAAAAAGATATATTTAAGGGTTTAATAAGGTAGTATGTTAAACATTAAGGAGAAAACAAATGACTGTAGAGGTAATAGATAATTTTCTAGACCCTAAAACATTTAAAGAAATGCAAAAAGTATTTCTTTCAATACACTTTCCTTGGTATGTCTATACTGGTGTTTCAGGCATAAAAAAAGTAAATAAAGACCATTGGAGTTTTTTTCATTTACTTTATCAAAATGTACAACCAAATTCTGATTTCTTTAAGAAAGTAGACCCATTATTAGATGCATTAGAAATATATGCTCTACATAGAATCAAAGCTAATTTATATCCAAAAACAGAAAAAATTGTTGAACATGATTTACATTGGGATTTAGAAATGGAACATAAAGGTGCTTTGTTCTGTCTCAATAATAACGATGGATATACACATATGGAAAGTGGTGAAAAAATTGAAAGTGTAGAAAACAGAATTATATTGTTTGACCCTAGTAAGTTGCATGGAAGTACAACATGCACTAATGCTAATTACAGAGTTAATATTATTGTGAATTATTTTTAATGATTTATATTCAAGACAATTTTTTAGATGATAGTTCTTTTAAACTTTTAGACAAAGAAGTTAGAAAGATGGAGTTTTTTAATCAAGACAATGACCCACACATATTGCAAGATGCTGTATACCCCGGCTATCGTACAGATGACTGGTCAAAGAAATATCCTTTATTAGATTCATATATAATTAGACTTATAGAAAGAAGTGGCTCTCCATTTACACAACAGGGTAGATGGGAACAAAATCAATATGCGTATATGCGTTTGTCAAAAGATGAAGAAGGTGAATATAGACATACTGACCCATATGATTGGGCATACTTAATATATATGTCAAAAACAAATTTAAACTCAGGTACAAAATTCTTTGAAACATTAGATGATAAAAAAGAATTAGAGCCACTTGAGGGCGAAATTGCATCAGCAGGTTTTGTACAAAATAGACTTGTTATGTTTGATTGTAATATACCACATAGAAGTTGGGGTAATCATGGTACAAATTTTGAAAATGGTAGACTCACAATTAACGGGTTTTGTCTAAGAAGATAACTATGACTAGAATAGAAGAATTAGATATTGAAGAGCAAAA